GAAAGAAAGGAAAATATAATGAGCAAAAGATTTAAACAAGTAAACGTACAACACTTTGCCACACTTGTGCAAGAGATAGATGTATCCAAGTATACTCATAAAGAATATGTAGAGATTGTAGAAGAATTATATATGAGTATATTTAGACACAATACAAGTGGTGACTATGTTATACCTACTATGCCTAACGAGAAAGGTAATTGGAAGGTGCATAAACCTTCTGCAACCAAAGAAGAAGTAATGGAACTAATTAAGAAAGGACAAGTTATATGGGACAAGAACGTAATCTAACACCAACACAACATTGGGAATTGCATCAAGGACTATGGTCTATGCTAGGTTGTGATATGCAACTCAAGTATAAAGATAAAACTACTGCGATATATGTTGACAACAAAGCAAAATTAAAGTATACATATTCAACAAAAGGTTTTATAAAATGGTTTCCTATATCAAAGGAGAATAAAATATGAATATAACTTTACAAAGATTAAAAAATGCAGTAAAAGATATTAAGTCAGAGTGGTATGAAGGTAATGATAGTCATAGCACAGCAGAGTATAGAGGTGTTTGTGCAGGACTTGATTCATTAGTATTTCACTTTGAAGAACTAGAGGAGAAAAAAGATGCCAACAAAACCAATTAAAATAAAAAAGAAACCAAAAGATAAATTAATTTATATCTATGGAGATGAGATGAATGAAGTGTGGGAACACTTTAATATGACTGTAAGAGATGATGATGATAGAATTGTATTAAAGTTTGTTAGATTTGAATCAAGGGAGATGCAACGTGGCTAAACAAAAGAAAAGATATTATGAAGTAAGAGGACAAGCAATCATACACTACAAAAGGTATGTAGAGTATCCACCTAGTGTAGATGCAGAGGAAGTACGTAGACGTATGGAAGCATTACAAACTCCAGATACTTTTGAAAAAGTACACGAGGAGTTTTACATTAGTGACATAGAAGAAATGGAGGAAGAAGATGAACTATGAAGAAAAATATAAACAACTATGCGAAGCATTAGTAGGTATAGATGCTACTGAAAGATATAGTCATGGAGAGATAGTAGACTATGCTTACAAGTTGAAGGATATAGAGGAGAAATCTTATGACAGTAAGAAAACTTAATGACGAAGGGCAGATAGATTTAGCAAAAGAATATATACTTGATATGTTTGACGAGTTACAAAACAGAGTATCTGTACCTAATATGGTACTTGCTATGCAGATGCAAACAGCAGACCTTGCATATGATACTGCACCTAGTGATGCTGTAGCAACTAGCATGTTGTTAGAAATTATTAATATGAAACTTAGAATGATAACAGAAAAGGAGTTTGCAGATGAGTAAAGAATATAAATACACATATAGATTTAGTGAACAGACAGTAGATACTAGATACTACAAAGTAGAATCTAATAAGAAACTTACTTATAATGAAGTGCAAGACATAGCATGGTCAGTAGAAATGAAAGAGGGAGAAACTTATAAAGACAAAGATGGTAAAGCTACCTTTGAAGGTACTGAGTATGGAGATGATGCACAGTATCAAATGGAAGAAGGAGAGGAGGACTTAGCAGATGATTAAAGACCATTATGATGACACAATTTATGACAGAGTATGTGATAACTGTGGAGAAATGACTAATGCTTTTGTAGCTTTTTTACAAGGTTTCAATATTTATTGTGAAGATTGTTGTCCAGATAATTATGGAGAAAATAACGGATTTGATAAAGGAGAAGATGATGATTAAATATATTATATACACACAAGATAGATGTGGGCATTGTGAATCTGCAAAGATGATATTAAGAGAAGCAGGAGAAACATTTGAAGAAAGAAAATTAGATACAACTGAAAAGATAAAAAGATTTAGAGAAGCAGGACATAAGACTGTACCACAAATCTTTTTACATATAGGAGGTCGTACAGAATTAGAAGACTTTATGTTTGGTGATATGAATTTTGAACCAGACATACATTTAGTAGAAGATATAAAACGTAAAGATTTAAAATCTACTGCTAAGATAATACCTTTCAAAGGAAAGATAGGTGCTATATCTGGAGACAAGGAGGAAGAATGAAATACAAAGTAAAAATAGAATTAGACTTTGAAAAACGACCTTCTAAAAAAGATGTGTTAAACAGATTGTGGGATATATTAAAAGATAATAAAGTTAACTATAAATTATGTAAACAAAACAATAACTTAGAAAGGAATGTTAAGGATGATAGACATAACTAGAGATTTAATTAAAATGTTTTTTGCATGTATTATTTGGTACTTACTATGTTTTACATTACCATTAATTGTGATATAATAACATGTTGACAAAAGAATATAAATATAGTATTATAAAATATAATTATATAAATAATAATTATAATTTAACTAACTATGAAATATATGATAAGATGTGTAATGAAAATAAAGATGTATCTTGGGCATACAACGTATACTTTATAGAAAAATATTGGGATAATAAATGATGTATGTAATAGCTTTATATAATCCAGAGATAGATGAATTACCAGATGTATATGAAGAAGATGGTAAAGTAAGATATTTTAAATCTGATATAGAAGCAGAAGATTTTTTATATAGTTTATATATTAAAAATAATATATTGATTAGACCTTTATTAGATGACCATATGATATTAATGGGTGTTCAATGATAGAACCTACACTAATAAATGCTTTTGTCGTTGGTTTAATAGTAGGTATGTTTATTATTTTACTTGCTTATTTTTTAACGAGGTTATAAATGAAAACAAATATAGAAGAAATGCTAAGAAAGAATGTTAGAGATTTACAAGAACAAAATAGAAATCTAATGGTAAGAGTTAAACAATTAAATGATGAATTGTTTGAATTAAAAACAAATAAGAAGTATAAAGGGTGGGTAGAAAATCCAGATGCTACTCATATTAAAGATGAGTAAAGATAGAGATAGAAGATTAAAAGCTACAGGTAAATGGTTTAAAAAAACAGAACAAAAAAACTTATTGACAAATCATATTTTTCCTGTACTATTAATAGTAGGATTTATTTTTTATATTATTAATCTGTAGGAGATAACGTTGACTAAAAATTTATGGGATAAAGAAAGTAAAACTTTATTTAGAAAGTATTACAGAGAATATAAAAGTGAAGGGTATGATGACAAAGAGTCAAAAAGATTAGCTAAACAAGATGTTAATGTTGTGCTAGGAGAAAGAATTGACTTTGCTGAATTATTATATAAAGATAAATTAAATGATTATAATTAGAGAGGTAATATGTATTCAAGTAAATGGTTAGACAGAGGTCCTTGTCCTAAGTGTGGGTCTAGTGATGCCAATGTTAAACATGCAGAAGGATACAGTTATTGTTTCTCTTGTGAAACTAGATTTGGAGAGGGTGAAGATATGAATAATGTAACACCTATGCCTGTTGTAGAAGCTAGACCTTTGACAAGTGATGGTTTGTATGCAGACATAGTAGAAAGAAAGATAAGTAAAGACACAGCAGAAAAGTTTTGTACAAAGATTACAAAAGATGGTACAGTAACTACCAAACACATTTATAAATACTATGACGTAAATGGTGGTCACGTAGCTAATAAGATTAGAAATACATCTAACAAACAGATGTGGACTGAAGGTTCTATTCAAGATGCAATATTATTTGGACAGAACCTTTTTAGTTCTGGTGGTAAATATGTAACTATAACAGAGGGAGAAGTAGATGCTATGTCTGCCTATCAATTGATGGGTAGCAAGTGGGCATCTGTATCTGTTAAGACAGGAGCAGGTGGTGCTTTGAGAGATTGCAAGTCAGCTTTTGAATACCTAGATAGCTTTGAGAATATAGTTATATGTTTCGATATGGATGAACAAGGCAGGAAAGCTGCCAACAAAGTTGCTCAATTGTTTTCTCCGAACAAGTGCAAAATAATGTCTATGGAGTATAAGGATGCTAACGAGTATCTTAAGATGGGTAAAAGCCAAGCCTTCAACCAAGCTTGGTGGTCAGCACAACCTTATACTCCTGCAGGCATTATGAACTTACAACAACTAGGCTCTTCATTATTTACGGAAGAGTATTGTGAAACATGTTTGTTTCCTTGGAGTAAGATGAATGATAAAACTTATGGAATGAGAACAGGAGAACTAATAACATTTACAAGTGGTGCAGGTATGGGTAAGTCCTCAATCATGAGAGAACTAATGCATCATTTGTTTAGAAACACAAAAGATAATATAGGTATACTAGCATTAGAAGAGAGTGTTAAGAACACAGCATTTAATATTATGTCAGTAGAAGCTGATGCTAGATTGTATATAAAAGAAATACGTAAACAGTTTACTCAAGACCAATTAGATAAATGGCAAGAAGATACTATAGGTTCTGGTAGGTTCTTTGCCTTTGACCATTTTGGTTCTATTAGTAATGACGAGATACTTGCTAGGGTTAGATATATGGCACAAGCGTTAGATTGTAAATGGATATTCATAGACCACTTATCCATTCTTGTTTCTGGACAAGAAGAAGGAGATGAAAGAAAGTCTATTGATGTACTTATGACAAAGCTACGTTCTCTTGTAGAACAAACAGGTGTGGGTATGTTACTTGTATCACACCTACGTAGACCTGCAGGTGACTCTGGTCATGAGAATGGTAAGGAGATAACACTATCACATCTCAGAGGTTCTGCATCTATCGCACACTTATCAGATAGTGTGATAGGTTTAGAAAGAAATCAACAGGCAGAGGGAGATGAAGCTAATACTACAACCATTCGTATTTTAAAGAACAGATATACAGGAGAGACAGGTATAGCTACACATTTATATTATAATAGAGATACAGGTAGATTAACAGAGGTTGACAATCCCTACGAAGCAGAGTATAATGTAGAAAATAAAGAAGAGGTTCCTTTCTAATGAGGTGTTACAACTGTGGAACAGAATTAATATGGGGTGGAGACCACGATTGTGAGGATAATGAGGAACATGCTATTGTAACAAACTTATCTTGTCCAAAATGTGATGCTTTTCATTTAGTATATTGGGGTCACAAAGAAGAAGACAATAAACAAATGTGGATAGAAGGTTATGAAAAATGGCAAAAAACAAAATAGTTTATGAACCAAGAAAGTTAACATTTAAACAAAAGAGAATGATAGTGAAAGCACACAAAATTTTATTTAATGATGATAAAGAACCTAAAATGTGGAAGCATTATTGTGAAGAAGAAGAAACTGAAATGGAAGTAGGTAAAGATGAGCCTTGTAACTGGTGTGGAAAAAAGGAGGAAGATTGTGAAAGTTGTTCTTGATATAGAAACAGACCAACTAGATGCTAGTGTTGTTAATTGTATTGTAGCTAAGAATATAGATACAAATTTAATAACAGTATTTGACCCTGATAATATGCATGTATTTAAAAACTGGTCAAAAAATATTGAACAGTATATTATGCATAATGGTTTATCTTTTGATGCTCCTGTTCTTAATAGATTGTTAGGAACAAATATTAAACCATCACAAGTATTAGATACATTAATCTTATCACAGTTATTTAATCCAATGAGAGAAGGTGGTAATGGATTAAAAGCATGGGGAGATAGATTTAAATTTCCAAAAGGTTCTATAGAAAATTTTGCAAAGTATACAGATGAATTAAAAAAGTATTGTATACAAGATGTGGAGATAACGCATAAGCTATATGAACACCTCAAAAAAGAGGGTAAAGGTTTCTCAAAGTCATGTATTGACTTAGAGCATCAAGTAAGAGTTATACTTGACCAACAAGAGAAAAATGGATTTGCTTTAGATATAAAGAAAGCAATGTTGTTACTTGGACAACTGTCAGATGAAGCTAATCAGTTAGAAAAGTGGGCAATAGAAAGGTTTGAACCTACGAAAGTAGAACTAAAAACAAAGACTAAATACATACCTTTTAATATAGGTTCTAGACAGCAAATAGCTGATAGACTTATGGCTATAGGTTGGAAACCAAAGAAGTTTACAGATAAAGGTAATGTAATTATTAACGAAGATGTATTAGATACTATTGATATGCCTGAAGCTAAAAAGTTTTCAAGGTTCTTTTTATTACAAAAACGTGTTGCACAAATCAAGTCATGGATTGAATCATTTAACGATAAAACTGGTAGAGTGCATGGTAGAGTAATGACATTAAAAACTATAACAGGTAGAATGGCACACAATAGTCCTAATATGGCTCAGATACCTGCTGTTCGGTCTCCCTATGGTAAAGAATGTAGAGAGTGTTGGACAGTAGGTAATATACATACTCATTCCATAGTGGGAACAGATGCTAGTGGATTAGAACTTAGATGTCTGGCTCACTTAATGAATGATAAACAGTTTACTGATACCCTACTAACTGGAGACATACATACTCATAATATGAATATGGCAGGTCTTACAGATAGAGACCAAGCAAAGACTTTTATCTATGCATTTATGTATGGTGCAGGTCCTGCTAAGATAGGTCAGATAGTAGGAGGAGGTTCAAAAGAGGGAAAGGTGTTGATAGATAGATTCTTAAAAAGTATGCCATCCCTTAAACGTGTACGTGATATTGTAACTAATACTGCTCAAAAACATGGTGTTATAAAGGGCATAGATGGTAGGTTATTGCGTACACGTAGTCCACACTCTGCTCTTAATACTTTAATACAAGGTGCAGGAGCAGTTGTGTGTAAGTTGTGGTTGGTAAACATTATGAAAAGAACTACGTCTTCTAATCTGGATGTAAAGTTAGTTGCTAGTGTTCATGATGAATATCAGTTTGAGGTTGTAAACAAAGATGTGCAGGCATTTTGTAAGATAACTAAGTATGCTATGAAAGATACTGAGAAACAATTACAAATGCGTTGTCCATTAGATAACGAATATAAGGTAGGAAAAACATGGGCAGAAACTCATTAGAACCAAGTATTGAAAATCGTAAGAAGTTTGATATAGATTTACAATACGGAAAAGTAAGAGAAAAGAATGTAGCATCTATGTTACAAGACAAAAAGATTGAAGTAAAATCTGAAAGAGATATGTGGCAGCGAACAGGTAATATTGCAATAGAGTATCAATGCTATGGTAAACCTAGTGGTATTGATGCTACTACATCTGACTATTGGTTTCACAATCTTTGTATCGGTGAAGAAACTTTTGCTACTTTGGTTTTTAAAACAGATAGTCTAAGAAAGATAATTAAAAACTTAGATAATAAAAAATCAGTATCAGGGGGAGATAACAATGCATCTCGTATGTATTTGTTAAATATACAAAAGCTTTTTTCTTCTGATGTAATAAAAGCTTTTAAAGAAAGTGCTTGACATATTGTATATGTTTTGCTATAATTATATTTTTAACTATGAAAGGAGACAAATAAATGTCCGTAATACAGGGAAAAGCCTATTGGGCTTCATTAATAAATCCAAACACTACATTTGATAGTGATGGTACTTGGAGTATAGACGTTAGCTTAGATGAGAAGAACAAGAAGATTGCTGAAGCTGATGGTCTTACAATCAAGAATAAGAATGATGACAGAGGAGACTTTGTTAGCATAAAGAGAAATGTTAGGAGAAAGAATGGAGATTATAATAAAGCTCCAACTCTAATGGATTCTCAAAAGAGAGCTATGAAAGATACCTTAATTGGTAATGGCTCTGAAGTAAGTGTGTTGTACTCTACATANACTTGGGAGTACAAAGGTAGGTCTGGNACTAATGCAGACTTACGTGCAGTNCAAGTTANAAATCTTATTCCTTATCAAAATGATATGGAAGATGCNTTTGATGTTGTNCCNGATGGATTTGTANCAAAGGAAGATGCTGAAGTATCTTTTGCTTCTTAATTAAAGAAAGGACTATGGGGGTATCATAAAGGTATCCCCATANTTATTNTATGAAAAAAAATATAGATACTTTAGTAGAAGATATATATTCTNTATTTGATNTAGATAAAAAAAATAATNTAAAAGATTTAGATAAACATCTAAAAGATTTTACAGATGGTGTAGCTAATACTATAAAGATATTATTAGATGAAAAACATACACCTAAAAGAAATTTAAGGTTATCAGCTATAGGTAAACCTGCTAGGCAACTATGGTATGATAAACATACAGAACACGAAGATAAAAAATTAAATCCTTCATTAAGAATAAAATTTTTCTATGGACACTTACTAGAAGAAGTCTTAATATTATTTACAAAATTAGCAGGACATACAGTTAGTGCCCAACAAAAAGAAGTAGAAATAGAAGGAGTAAAAGGACATCAAGATTGTTTTATAGATGGAGTTCTTGTTGATTGTAAGAGTGCATCTGGTAAAAGTTTTCTTAAATTTAAAAATAATACACTATCTATGGATGACCCTTTTGGTTACATACCTCAAATATCTGCTTATGCAGAAGGTAATGGTGTAGATGAAGCAGCTTTTTTAGCTATAGATAAACAAAATGGAGATATATGTTTAACAAAAGTACATTCTGTGGAGATGATAAATGCGAAAGATAGGGTTAAATATCTTAAACAAACTTTGGATGAAAATAGACCACCTGATAGATGCTACTCTGATGTTCCTGATGGGAGCAGTGGCAATAGGAAGCTTGCTATTGGTTGTGTTTATTGCTCTCATAAAAGATTATGTTGGTCTGATGTTAATGAAGGTAAAGGACTTCGTGTATTTAGTTATGCAAAAGGTAAAAGGTTTCTTACACAGGTAAATAGAACACCTGATGTAGAAGAAGTAACAAATTGGTAAAGGAAATAAAATGGCAATAAAAGCACATATATTAGAAGCAGTTATGTCTCACTATACAGCAGAGAGAGATAAAGCTTTAGCAAATATTAAGATACATATTAACAATCCTGTAGGTGT